TGTGCAATCATCACAAGTGCAAATATCATTATCAAAATGATGGGTATGTAAATCTCCATCGCAATGACAATTGCAATGACAATTTTTACATTTAGCCATTTACAATTCCTCTACAAGAAGGACATTGTTTTTTATATGTATCTGGATGTTTTTCACAAACCACTTTTATTTCTGGCTCAGGAACATCCTCATATAATTCTAAATGTGGGTCTTTTTTTTCTTCTTGCCAACTAAAAAGCCAATCAGTAAATTTGTCCCATAAATTTTTAATCATGTTTTTTCTCCTCAATTTCGTAGAAAAAATTGTCAGTGTCTTCTGTTTTCCATTTACGAGTGTCTTCTACGTTCCACTCAGAAGTTTGCACTTTCCAATCAGGAATTTCATCTTTAACTGTAAAAGATGGTATGTCCCATATTAATCTATTGTTAGGCTGTGCCGCATAATTGCCGTTTTCTAACGCAAGTATGTGTGCGCACTTATGTTCGTGCGGAATTTCAGAATGATCTGTATCTACTATATTACTCTCTGGATGCGCCCAGTCAACAGTAAATAAGTACGCGCCAGGATATAATTTTTTATCTTTTCCAAAAAATTTACCTGATTGTCCGTCTAAGATGTCGTAAGAAGTAATAGCAGGATAATAACTAAAACAATTCCAAAGCTCCAACTCATCCAGTCGCATCCTAGGTACTTCTTCTGGCTTAAAACCTCTCTGTATAAACGCTGAGATTGGAAGCCTATAGAAGACAGCACCATTTTCCATAATTGCATGAAACAATATAGGACGCCCTGTAATTGATGCCAGGCCAAAGATAATGCAGTCTTCCACTTCTCCATGATGAGCTTTAAGATCATAAAGATATTCTCTTCTGATCTGTGCATAGGTCACAGGAATATTTGCATTTAAATAAGCCATGTATCATATATTAACTAATTACAGCTATAATGATAACGATAGCAACAGCTACACCGATTTGTACTTTTCTGTCGGATTTAACTTTTGCAATTATTTTGTTTACTATTTCCATAGTTCCCTCCGTTTTTATTTTATTATACCCCAGTTTGGTCCAGATTCATAGTCTACTTTATTAGGAACTTCAAGAGAAACTGCATGTTCCATTATCTCTTTTATCCT